TTCTTGGTCGAACATTCCCATAATTATACTCTCTTAGCGTATTCTGTTAATAATGTCCCAAATGGGTCTGCAGCTCTCATTAAGTTCTGATATTGAGCAGATAGTGCTGGTTGTTGTCCCATAGCAGTACCTACATTAGTAATACCACTTAACATTCCAGTAGGACCAGCATAATAGGCTGATTCAACACTAGGTCTAATTCCTGCTAGTATATCTCCTCTTTTAGCCAATGTTTTCTCTCTAGCTGTATCATATATACTTGAACCAGTAATTCCTCTTCTACGAGCTAATGCTTGTCTTCTAGCATCTTCTTCAGACCAAACATCACCGAATAGACCTCTCTGTCTTTCTTCTTCTTGTCTAATTCTTCTCCTAGCAGTCTCTGGGTCATAGTATGCTTGTAACTGTGGTAAGACTGTCTCGTAATATCTCTGTTGTGCTTGTAGAGGTGCTAATTGTTGTTCTGCTAGTTGTCCTGCTTGATAAGCTGAATAGATGTCTTTACCTAGACCAAACAGACCACCTAAGTTTACTCCAGATTCTGGTGTATATATGTCACTAAACAAATCACCAGTTGTAAATTCAGGTAAAGTTACTTCAGGAATAGATGGTACACTTACATCACCAAACCAATCAACAACATCTCCCCCAAATTCAGTCACAGCATCCCAAGCTGTATCTAACCAATCCCAAGCCATTATACTTTCTCCTTAACTAGAAACTTATTACTTAATTCTCTTACCATTACCTTATAATCCCTCAGTGCTTTTTCACTGTCTTTATCTTCAACAATTAAATCATAGATTGGTTTAAGGTGCATATCCCAAATCCAACTATAAATGTTCTTAGAGTTTTCTTTCTTATCAATTTCAGATACAATCTTAGGTGCAGTTGCTCTATAACGACCAAAAGATGCAGTAAATGTTGGTAAGACAGTAAACATATAGTCTCTCCAATCTTCAAATACTTTCAAACCCTTTTCACCTAACGCCTGAGTAGCTGCAGTGGCAATATAAGAACCACCACCTCCAGAATCACCTCCACCAGAGTCTCCACTATCTCCACTATCATCCCAACTAAATCCTGCTGCACTAGAATCCCATTCAGATGTTCCGATACCAGTTTCTTCTTGTGCCTCTTCTACAGAACCCCAATCTGCAGTATCCCAAGTATATCCACCAGCAGTCTCTGTAATTGTTCCTCTGTCATCTGCAACTACATATTCTTGTGTAGTAGGTACAGGTGTAGCTGGAACTGATTTATCTATTACTGTAGGACCAAAACCATCAGTAAGAATACCTCCAGTTAAATTAGCCATAGTATTCCAAGGATTATAATCTAAAGGAGTTCCTGATTGTATATTGGCAAATTGTTGTTCTATAGCCGCAAAATGTTCAGGTGAACCTTCTCCAAACATTGAAGCTACATCTGCTTCGTATTGAGAACCAAAACCAGAGAACATACCACCAGATAAACTTGCCTGAGCATCACTGATAGGAGCACCAAAATAAGTAGTACCTCCTTTATACCAATCAAATGTTTGATTAGCCTCACCAGTTAAATCACCTAAAGGATTAATGCCATAACCTAATTCCATCAAAGAACCACCAAAAGGTATTCCCATCATTCCTAATAAACCACTAGCAATACCTCTTTCTGTTCTAGAAGCATTTAGATAGTCTTGTAATGATTGATATTCATCTATAGCAGTACCAGCATCACTAAAAGAATCTCCTCCACCAACACCGCCTACATAACCAGCAGTTCCAGTTGCAGGAGAAGTTACAGGAGCAGGTGTCTCTGGAATAATCCCAGCACCAGGTAGACTAGGCATACCAAAATTCATATCTCCTATTCCAGATACTGTATCACCTCCGAATTGAGCACCAGTATAACCACTACTAGAACCACTTATTGCCTTAGCTAATTGAGATAAAGGGTCTGCAGTTACACCTCTAGTACCTGAGAATGGAGATACAGGAGCTTGTGGTTGAAAGACTCTCTCAACTTTAGGGTCTGCGTATTCTTGTGATAAGCTTAAGTCAGACGAAAAGAAAGGCATTTAGTTATCTCCTTTTGTTAGTAGTTTTGTGATAGAGTACAGAACATTGAAGTTCCATCTGATACACAATCTAAGACATCAACTGCACCACTACCAGAAGTAGCAGTATATGTAGCACCACCTGGAAGATAGAAACTACTAGATAGTGACATAGTATATGCACCAGTATTCTTAATGATAAACTTTGCTTTGTTACCAGAAACTTGGTTAGACACACCTAACTCCCATCCACTACTATTAATTGTAACTACAAATACATCTGAATCTAAAAGATTAGCAGTTTGGTCTGCAGTCATAGAAATATCCACACCAGCTGTAGGATGTGCTTTAGTAAATGTTTGAGCTGCACTTAATACAGCAACTGTATGTCCATCTACTGTGGCATTCTCACCACTAACTGTTAAATCATTACAACTGAAGTTCTCAGCTGTGTCTCCGTTTAAATCTGCTTTAGAGTTAAGTGCAGTTCTTACTGCAACAAACTCAGTATTGAAATCATCACCTGAAATAACTTTAGCTGGAGATGAATCTGGTAGTGCATCTTTCCCTGCCCAGTTAACTTGTATAGTATAATTTGACATTAGTACATTTTCCCTTGTTTATAAAATAAAGTTATAGATTGTAGTGTAGTCCTATATCCATTAGTTACACCATCCATCTCAAATCTAAGATATTTAGCTGAACCTCTTAAAGGTATGCTTACTTCTTTTAGACCTCTAATTGGAGCAAACTTAGCTGCACCAAATAATGAACTAGAAGCACCCCACTTATAGACAGTACCACTTAAAGGAGCATTAACTTTAAATGTCTGTTGTGTAGAAGCAGCTAATTCAAAATCCTTAAATGCTTTAATACCTACATCAGTTCCAGAACCTCCAGAAAGGACCATAGAGATTTTCTTTAGGATAGAAGATACTGAACCTTGACCTAAGTCTAAAACTGCAGTTGAAAATGAACCTGTGAACGGAGTATCATTAAAATCAGTACCATCATAGGTAACTTCAAAGTATCCGTCGTATATACATATGTTACCAGATTCTTCCCCAAAAAGCAACCCATATGTATTAGAATAAGCGAAACTAATTGGTTCTCTGTCTCCTTCAAAATACCATTTAGTGATTCTAGGAGTTCCTCTAGGAGTTATATAAGTTAAGTCAAATACATAAGTTACATTTATGTCTGTAAAAGACAACAAATATAGACCTTCATTTAAGACATATACGGACCTAACATCTTGACTGTTTTGAGTATGAGCAATAATCTCATCATTCACAGTTACAGAAATCTCTTTCAGTGGTAACTTATCGTATTGTGCAGTTCTATATAGAGACCTTACACCAGTATCAGACAAGAAATAGATGTCATTACCAATAGATTGAATAGAATCTCTAAAAACAGCACCAATACCATTAATAACCTCGTCTAGATATATATTAGATACATCTGCAGGATTATTATATAGAGCAATATTCTTCTTACCAAAAATAGCTAATTTACCACCGAAGTTGTGGATAGCTACAATCTCATCATTACCCCAGACATATTTTAAATCGATATATCCAGCATCACCTTGGTTGAATGATGGTGGGTCTTCAATCTGTGAGTAATATAGAATAGTATTACTTTCACTGACACCACCTACCCATAATCTACCAAAAGCACCTAGACCACAACTAGGGTCAAATGTAGTAACACCAGCAGGTTTAGAGTAAGTAGATTCATCAGATAATAAACCCCAGGTAGAGCCGTCTAAGAATAAAGGAGCTTCACCACCTTGTACTGCAACTAAACCTTCTTGTATCTCACAGAACTGCCAGTGGTCATTAGTAGCACCAGTATTAAAACCATTGATAAAAGAATTATCTGGGTCACTTAAATCAATCTCATACATATATGAACCAGCTGCAGCATATATAGTATCTGTAGGTGTATGTTCGTATAGAGAACCTATGTGGTCACCTCCACCGACTGCATCTGTCTTCTGATAGAGACCTTTTCTGAATGTAATACGGTTACCTTCAGTATAGACAATATTATCTGCTTTAGTTAACCATTCTGGGTCTAGAGCAGTAGGGTGTGTCTGAGTATCTAGACCATTAATACCGATGGTATCTAGAACTGCTGCATTTAGATTCTTACTAAACAACATACCAGTCTCTCTCGTACTCAAAGTTTCCAGCATCTAACTGAACTGCTTGTAGTAGAGAATCTCTAGCTTCTGCAGCTACAGCACTGTATTGTGTTCCTCCATCTTCACCTCTTTCAGCTATCGCTCTAGCCCAAGCACCTAAGATAACTGGTTGAGAAGGTATTCTTAATATCTGTGCTGCTTGTTTTAAATCATTCTGAGCACCTACTATGTTTACTGAGACAATATTATTAGCTACACTAGAATCAGGTATAGGATAAAAATCTATATTGAAGTCTGGTTCTCTACCAGTACCTGCTTGTGAAAGACCATTCAGAGCATAACCTGTAGGCTCACCAGTAGCTACTTTAGAAGTAGGAAACATTCTATCATTGATATAGTCATTAGTAAGTTGTTTCAATTGTGTACCTGTAGTTTTATTTCTGACATCTAATATTCTGAACGAGACACCAGCACCTCTTAGTGCATCACCAAGTGTATACTGCATATTACCATCTCTTAATCTGATATTGAATGTTTCTCTGAGTGCATTCCAATCGTGATAACTCTCTACATTCTTCTTAGCATCATTAACTAGTTCACCTATAAGTTTTTGATATGGTGTTACTGTAGAATCATTAATATTACCAGACCAATCAGAGTCAATAGTATCTTCTCTTAGTCTTAATAATACACTGTTGATTAATTCTCTATAAGTCACTATTTTCTCCTTTTACTCGCTAAGTAACCTGCATATGCTTTATTAGCTGCCATCTTAGTCTTATACATACACTTACCTGTCTTACCTATCTTATAACCTTTAGGACATTTATATACTGGCATTATTTCTTTTTCCTAATTACTTTATGACAACTATTACCTTTACCTCTTCTATATCCTTTCCAACAAGCCTTACCGTGTGTGCCTTTCTTCTTTTGATATGCCATTAGCACCTCCATCTACGTCTTGCTTGACGTATTCTTGAATTAGGATTGTTTCTAGTCTTAGCTGAACTTCTCTTAAGCTGACCTAAAGACCTAGCACAATATGACTTACGTCTAGCCGCCCTAGCTTTACTAGGTTTCTTTTCCGTTACAGCTGTTTGTAGTTTACTCCCAGGATTAGCTCTACGATATGCGGCTACTCCTTTCTTAGTCATTCCAGCACCAGATTTAGTCTTACGATAATTACCACCTGTTCCAGTGGTTCTTCGTATCGGCTTAGTCTTTCTTTTTGTTGTTGGCATTACAGACTTAACGGGTTGACATTCCTGTTATCGAACTTATCTTCTGCTTTCATAACATCCTTCTCAAGTCTCGAAATATTCGATTCTACGGACTTTATTCTTTCCTTAATACTTATGATAGCATCTGAGTTTGCAGTGACTCTACCAGACATAGGTGCATCATCGTATGCTGGAGTCTTATCGTGTGCTTGTGATTGTAGTGCAGAGATAGAACCTTGCATACCTTGAT